ACAAGCCAAAAGTGAATGGTAATGTTAACACAAACAAGCCAAAAGTGAATGGTAATGTTAACACAAACAAGCCAAAAGTGAATGGTAATGTTAACACAAACAAGCCAAAAGTGAATGGTAATGCTAATACGAACAAGCCAAAAGCGAATGGTAATGCTAATACGAACAAGCCAAAAGCGAATGGTAATGCTAATACGAACAAACCAAATGGTAATATTAACACGAACAAGCCAAAAGCAAATGGTAATATTAACACGAACAAACCAAAAGCGAATGGTAATGCTAATACGAACAAGCCAAAAGTGAATGGTAATGCTAATACGGACAAGCCAAATGGTAATGGTAATAATAAAGGAAAGAAGTGTTGTCCATGTCCAACAAATAGCAATAGTAATTCTTCGACAGGAGATCCAGGTATAATCGAAAGACTTAAAGGAGTATTTGGTGTAAAAACACAAACTGGTGGTTTGATTAGTTCTCTTATTCAGAAAGATTGCAATAACTGCAAGATTAAGATAACAAAGAATATGAAGGGTGGTATGGCATTGAGAGGTGCTGTAACAACCTTGGGTAATTTGATTGCTCCAATGGGAAAGAACTCATTGATTTCACTTGTTGTCATTCTTTTCATTAACCACCTTGTTTCAGCCAAGAAGGTCACTAAGAAGCAGATGGGTGGTAGTTTGGGTGAGTATCTAAAGATCTTTGTTCCAATGGGAAAGAACGATCTTGTTTCATTAGCAAGTATTCTTTTAATCCACTATTTTGTCAAGAACAAGAAGAAGAGAATCCAGAAGGGAGGTGCTCTTTTGACCGATGTTTCCAAACTTTTAGCACCACTTGGTGTTGATCAGTTTGGAACTGCTATTGTTCTCCTTATTTTGAATGAAGCCGTCAAGCACAAATCCAAGAATACTAAGAAGAAGCAGAAAGGAGGTGATATTGTTCACCCACTTGTTAACTTGGTTGCACCACTTGGTGTTAATGCTTTTGTAACAACTGGTGTTTTGGTCGCTTTGGACAGAATTTTCAGATTGAAGAGAGACAGACTTGCTGGTAAGGCAAAGAAGGGAGGAAGTATGGCAAGTTTGGTTAAGGAGTTGTCTGCTAAGTTGAGTAAATTCGATTAAATTTAATCAATAGGAGTAATATTCAATACCATTACAAATCCGAAGGATTTATCATAACGAAGTTTTACAAATCCGAAGGATTTATCATAACGAAGTTTTACAAATCCGAAGGATTTATCATAACGAAGTTTTATAGATACTTATTAACTAAAAAGATAATAAGGAATATTATTAAAATTGATATAAAAGCTTTTATAATTCTTGATGTTTCACAACCTAAATCTTTATCATGTGGTGAACAATTATTCTTAAAACTGTTAAGTATATTCTCAAACATAATATACTTTATAATAGAAAATTATTTGATTGTGTCAATCGATACAAATATTTTTGTTCTCTCTTTGTTAAACATCATCCAATTCGATTTATTCTCAACAAAAGAATCGATCAACTCTCTTTCATCACTATCTTCCAACAAAACTCTCTTGGCATCGTTGATCATTTTGTACTTTTCATTGTACAGATCGTACAATTCAGGATTGTCATCTTTCAGTTTGTGATGTTTATCAGGATGCCATTTTAGAGATACTTTCTTGTACTTAGAATTAATATCAGAATCACTAACTGTTCTAACATCTAACCAATCAATTCCCAAAACAAAGTACGGATTCGGACCTTTATATCTACCATTGTAGTATTCACCATGAAGAATATTCAACCTTGCTTGGCTTTTTTTTGCTTCTTCATAATACTTTTGACGGTGAGCCTTTCTCTCCTCTTCGTCCTTCTTCAATTTCTGCATTTTTGCAAATCTCTTAGCAGCCGATATTCTCTTTGTTTGTTTAGAGTTCAGTTTCTGTTGTTTCTCAAGGATTTTAGATCTTTCTGAATTAGAAGCGAACTCTGTTTCTCTCTTGACCTGTTCGCGAAGAATGGAACGTTCATCGTCAATACATTTTTGAAGAAATTTGGCTCTCTTTATAGCTTCTTTCTTCAATCTCTTTTCTCTATCTATAGCCATCCTCTTTTCTAAAATCTTCTTGCGTTTCTCTCTAATCCGCTTTCTCTTCTTCTTTTTGATCTTTTTCTTGATACCATTAATTCGCTTCAATGTATCATCATTAATAGTGAAGAACGTGCACACTTCATTGTACTTGTCGAATAACTCTTGATCTGGTTCAATAATTACTTTGCCATTATTGAAGAAAATAGTTGTATTACCGTTTCCATCCTCGTCAATACGATAATTGTCGAAAACCATTGATTTCAGAGAAACATCGATATCCTTATAGTTAACACTGTATTCAACAATGTAGTTTCCAGAATAGTTTTTGATTTTTTCGAGATACATCTTTTTAGAGATATTCGTAAGAATAATACTATCGTTAACCCACATATCACACATCTTCGCACTGAATTTATCAGCATTTGCACCAAAACCTTTCTGTTTTATTGTTAAAATATTCTCATTCACTGAACATCTCAAAGTTTTTGTTATCAAAAAACCAGAAACCTTCTTCCTATCTGGGAACGTTGTACCTGTAACATAATTCTGTTCACATCCAATCAAATAGTTTCCTTCATTTTTGGATAAAACCAACGGAATATTGTTGAAATCTATTACAACACCGCTAGGCTTTTCTTTGTTTGTATTTGGTATTACCAATTTCATACTTTTCATGAAATAGATAGTTGTTAAAGATAAATAAAATCAGTTTTTAAATACATGGAGATTGCCTCAAAGGGAGATTGCATCTCCCTTTTAAACCCTACGCGACCTACAACCAGTAGACAGGGGGCAGTCATGCCCCCGTCCTACGCGACCTACAACCAGTAGACAGGGGGTTTACGGGGTCGCCTCAGTTGGTGTAACCAACTAGGGCGATGGCTTCGCCAGTCATGCCCCGTCCTACAACCAATTACGTGGGGAAGTTTTCTCCAAGATTGACATCCAAATATTCTAATTGATTGTATCTACACCTCTTTTTGCCCAATTTATCATTGTGTTGTTATTCTCAAATGAGTCATAACTCATTGCCCAAGGGAATAAGCCTCCAAATGAGCGTTCCGCAGCGAATTTTCCGATATTGTAATTCATCTCTTTTCCGATAATCAAAAGATCTTCGCATACATTGAGAGTTGGATCAATATTTGGACACTTTTTTGATAACTCTGTCCATACCGGTTCACCAACTATTTTAAATCCACTACGGTTCATACTGTAATATGGCATACCGAGATTTATTCTCTCCACATCGATTCCCCAAACTTTGTGCAATACATACCAATCCTTTTTCCAAGACCAAATACTACCACTTCTATCCCAATAGTACGACATAGTGTTTATGAAATCAAAATCGCCTCTATTCAACATGTCAACATTTATCCATGGTAAAAACCCAAAAATGTATTCTTGTGGAAAACCAGGAACTCCAATATCTGCTGATACAACACGATCTGGACCAACGGCTATTTTCAAATCCTTGAGAAAATTAGTGTAAACAGTTGCGTCTTTGTATGGTACTAATCCCCAACTCCACTTGGTGTCTCTCCACTCGAAATCTACTTCGATACCATCTATATTGCACTCTGTCAATGCATTTCCAATAGAGTTCAAATAATTATCTCTCTTGTAAAAGTTACTACTGTTCCACAATATGTCCTGAACAGGTGGTCCTCCATATCTCCATTGAACAATTGAACCATACTCTTTTGATCTGTTCACAATAGTTTGTACAACTGTGTCTGATTTATTACAAGCAACAGTTCCATTATCATAAACTATTGGAAATCCAGTGACAATGTGTGTATAGATATCAAAAGGTATATTGTCAATACCTGTTTTATCACCCAAATACCAACCAATATATCTGAATGAATTGGCTAATTGTGTCAATAATGATAGTATCAAAAAATAAAAGAGTGTTTCGTTCATTGAAATATTTTATAACGATCTCTTTAATTTATTATTACAAAAATAAGTGTTCATTAAAGGTATTAAAAAAAAGATTGTGTATAAATACGTTAATGAAAGAATTTTTGATATTTTTACTATTAGTAGTACAAGGAGTTACGGCATCTGTTGATGGTGATCTCTATTTGATGAGAATACTTAATCACTATGAAGATGTATTGAATAAATCGTATCAATCTCTTATTGATATTTATGGAAATTATGGTGGTGGTAATTGTACATTTTACCGAGCTTGTGAAAACGAGAATGGATTTGGTGTTTATCCATATGATTTGCAACTAACACCTGATCCTACTTTCAATAATCAGAGTACAAATCGTGATCATATTCTTTTTAAGAAATCTGTGACTGAATCATATGAAATACAGTTTGATGATATTTGTGCTGTTAATGAGTTAACAGATATTTGGAGAGATAATATTGAGACAGATTTGAATGCCCTAGTTTGGCAGTATCTTGGATTTTCAGATGGAACATTTGCTTCATATCCTTATTCTAACTGGTCTGCAAATAATGGGTGTCCAGGTGAGTACAAGCCAGAGTTGCGTCCATGGTTCATCGCAGGGTCATCGAGTCCAAAGAATGTTATTATTCTGATTGATACATCAATGTCTGGAGATGATTATGAGAGTCGTCTCTATTATGAGAAGGAGGTTGCGAAGAAGTTTATTGGTTCACTGTCACATAAGGATTTTGCAACAGTTGTTCAATACTCTTCATACACAGTACCATATGATAACAGTTTGATGACACGAATGAATATTGAGAATGTTGGTTATATACAGGATTATATTGATTCTATTGAGCTTTCTACAAGTGTATCAACTGATATTCCAAATGCATTGGATAAAGGATTGGATATTCTTAGCAATTCTAGGACAGAGGGGTACAGTTCCAATTGTGTTGACACTGTTGTTCTGTTGACAGGTGGTGGTAGTTCTATTCAAAATGAGGATGTGGATACTGTTCTGGAAAGGTATGAAGATACTGTTGATCCAATGGTCTTCTCTTTTATCTATTCACCTGGAAACAAAGATCCTGCGAAGTTGATTCCATCAAAATTGGCTTGTGATACAGGCGGATTTGTTAAGATCTATATCGAAGATAAACCAGATTTATATGCATCATTGGAGGATTATACTAAGTTTATGGAGTCAGGTGTGAGTGGTCGTAATGTAAGATGGTCAGAAGTTTATGAGGATGCGATGGGTTTGGGACATATGGTAACAGGTTCGATGCCTATCTATGTTGAGGATGAGTTGAAGAGTGTTGTTTCATTGGATTTGTTGATATCGAATGTATCGAACAATGGTAATCTCTCAGAAATTGAAATTGAGCAGTATTTGTTGGATAGTAATATTTGTGAAGATTTCAACCTACCTCAAAATTTGATTGAAGATGATGCTTCTTGTAGTTTCAATGATACCGATATTCGAGAAGATGATCCAGAGTATGTCAAGTTGGGGTGGTTGGTTGCCTTGTCGATGACTTTACTTGCATGTGCATTTATCGCTTTACCGATTATGTATGTCTTTTTGTTGATGAAAAGTGCTGATCAAAATTCAAAATACAGAGAGACTATTGAGATGCACCAAATTAAGATTGGGAAGGACAATGGTGCAATTGATTATTTGAAATGTGTTGTGACAACTTTGGGTGGTGTGTCGTTCATTCCATGGTTGTGGTATTTGCTCTGTTTCTGGTTACTGATGTGGAAGAGAATTGAGATGTACAACAATTGGCATTCAGCACCGATGACTATTGAATTAAAGGAATACAATCCATATAGGTGTTGTGACATTGTGAATTGTGAGTGTTCAAACTATTATGGTAGTAGTTGTTCTTCACTGAAGGCTAGTTTAGTTGAAGGTGATTGTAGTAATGGTTACTATTGTTGTTACAGAGTTTATTATAAATGCGGGAAGTATTCAACATGTTCATATTGTGGTAGTTCAGTTTCGAATAGAAAGTGTGAAGTGAAGTGTGGTACATGTTATTCACCAACTGTCACTGTGTCTTTCACTGTAGATGATACATTGGTGAATTCTGCTTTTTCTGATAGTTGTGAAAGAGATGATTTATCATGTGCAGATGATTTCTTGGACTCATATCCAGATATTGGTGGAACTATCAAGGGATATTATGATCCGACAGAACCAGACAGTGTTTCTGAGTCGGTTAATTACACAGATGAGTCTTTGGGTTCTGTTATTCCACCTATTATCATTATTGTTGCTTTTGTTGTTACACAAGTGGTGATGATATACATGTTTCATAAGAGAGACACAGAGAGAGTTGCGAGAACAATTAAGGAGAAATTGAAAGTGATGGATGATAGGAGAATTAGGGAGGAGAAGAACAAAACTGACATTGCACTTGCAAAGAGAGTTCATAAGGAGAATATACAGAAACAGTATGACTATGATATGAGAGATTTGTGGAATATCTTATGCAGGTAGAGTGCCTCTCCCTACTAAACCCTATGCGTGAACTAGTAAACTAGTGAACTCATAGGTAATTATTATGTTTCTATTGAAGTGAAAAGTTTCAATAGAAAAGTATATGGAAATAAGAGAGTTGAGAAAGAGTGATTATCATTTAGGATATTTGAATTTGTTGAAGCAATTAACTGTTACTGATGATTTAGGTTATAATAATTTTTGTGAACAATTTGACATTATTGCAAAAAATGAGTGTCATAAGATATTTGTTATAATTGATAATAGGCATGTGACAGGAACTATTACATGTATTGTTGAACCGAAATTTATACATGGGTTCAAAAATGTTGGACACATAGAGGATATTGTTGTTGATAAAGATCATAGAGGAAAAGGTTATGGCAAATTGCTTCTATTCAAGGCAATAAAGTTTGCTAATAAGAGTAACTGTTATAAAATTATTCTTAATTGTTCAAAAGATAATATTGGGTTTTACGAATCATGTGGATTTACTAGTGGAAACTATGAGATGAGGTTTGATTGTCACAAAAATGTAACTTCTCACAAATGTCCTTAGGATATAGACCATCCATAATCCATACAGTTATATTCTGTATATCTTTCACAATATCCAAACACTCCATCCTCTCCGGTTTAATAATAATTGTATGACAAACAGTTTCCATAATTTTCTCAACTATTGTTATTGATGCGTTTGAAAAATTCATTTCTGCTTTAACAATATCCACAATATCTGTGCACCAAACACATGTACTGTTACCTTTCAACTCGTCAGATATGACAATATTTGTCATTGTTATGAAGGCTAACCCAAGTAAAAATAAATTCAAAAATCTCATTGTTCGTTATAACACAGAAAATCTTTATATGTATTTTTATAAAATTGATTTTTTAGATATTTAGTTAAAAAATATAGACTTAGATATAATCACAATGACAACTACTGCAACCGAAGATTTTAAATGGAACGACGATGTTATTGATTCACCAAAGAAAGAGGAAGAAACAGAATCAATTTCAAATAAGTATGTTATTTTCCCAATTAAGTACAATGAGATGTGGGAATTTTATAAGAAAGCATTTGCCACTATTTGGACAACAGAGGAGATTGATCTTTCAAAGGACATGAATCATTGGAAGAAGTTGACTGATAATGAGAGATACTTTATTGAAAATGTGTTGGCATTCTTTGCAGGAAGTGATGGAATTGTTATGGAGAATTTGGGATTGAGATTCATGATGGAGACCGATATTGCAGAGGCGAGAGCTTTCTACTCTTACCAAATCTGTATTGAACAGGTACATTCTGAAACATACTCTCTGCTTATCGATACATATGTGAAGGATAAGAAGAAGAAAGATAAACTTTTCAATGCGATTGAGACAATTCCATCAGTTGCAAAGAAGGCAAAGTGGGCATTAAATTGGATTGAGAATAAAGATGAATCCTTTGCTGTTAGATTGATCGCCTTTGCAATTGTTGAGGGTGTTTTCTTCTCTGGAAGTTTCTGTGCTATTTATTGGTTAAAAAAGCGTGGACTCATGCCTGGATTGACATATAGTAACAAGTTGATTTCGAGAGATGAAGGTATGCACACAGATTTTGCAGTTATGATGTATGAGCTTGAACCACCAGAAAATAAAGTTCCTGAAGAGAAGGTTCATAAGATTATGTCAGAAGCAGTGGCTATTGAGAAAGAGTTCATTACAGAGTCACTTCCATGTAACTTGATTGGTATGAATTCCGAGTTGATGTGTCAATACATTGAGTATGTTGGAGATAGACTTCTGACTCAATTGGGATTTAGTAAACTGTACAATTCAGCAAATCCATTCTCATTTATGAAACTCATCTCACTTAGACCAAAAACAAACTTCTTTGAGAATCGCGTTGCGGAATACCAAAAATCTAAGACAAGAAAGGGTAATAAAGACGATGAATTCGACATGGATGCTGACTTCTAAAGACGGGGAGATTGCATCTCCCCGTAAACCCCTACGCAACCTACAACCAGTAGACAGGGGGGTTTACGGGGCAATCGTGCCCCGTCCTACGCAACCTACAACCAGTAGACAGGGGGTTTACGGGGGCAGTCGTGCCCCCGTCCTACGCTACCTATAACTTGCTATGTGGGAAAAAAGATTGCATTTCGCGGAGTGATCTGGTGAAGCATGACATATATTAAATATGTTTAGATTTATAATTAACTAAACATATTTTTACATTTTTTTATAACATTAAGCTATTATTGAGAAGACGATTCTTTTTCTGATTCTTGGGAGCTTTGTGAAACTGGTTGTTCATCATCTTCATCGGTATAGAAGAAGAATTTGTTGAATATGCAATTTTTTCCTCCACTGAAAACCTTAGATAATCGCAACCAGTGATGTTTATACATAACTAATGGATCTTTCTTAACACCATAAAGTGCAATTGCCCTACTCTTTGTTTTTCTAAAGTAAGGTTTGCTTGGTAATTGTGGTTTGATTACAATTCTGTCTGCTAAAGTTTCTGTATCGATTTCACCATTTTTAAATTTTTTTAGCAGTTCATGTATTTCTTCTTTGTTATCATATTTTGACTTATTCATTACTGTTTAATATTACGATGTATCTTTAAGCATTTTGGGAAATTAAAAAATAATAACATATTCATATATGGCATCTAACAAAAAATATTTTTGTGTAGGATTACATAAAACAGGAACAACAACATTACATGAATATGCTCTAAAATTTGGTCTTAAATCTACAAATCGTCCGGGTTGGGACAAAAATCCTAGAAAAATTAAATTATTCGATTTTTTTTGTGATGGAGGTAGTCATTATAATGGCATAGGAGAGATTAACCATATTTATTTGTATAACAGATATCCAAACTCAATAGTAATAATAAATATAAGAAATGTTAGGTCATGGATTATATCAAAACTCAAACATGCTGGATGGAATGAGAACACTGTTATTGTTTCAAACAGAAATAATATGTGGAGATTGAAAACATTGAGGAATATAAGATTGTTTATACGCCATTTTTATGATAGATATATAAAGTTGTTGAAAACATTTCTGAATAAACAGGATAGAGTATATGTTGTTGATGTTTGTGGTAAACGAATGGACAATTTGAAGAAAATATTTGGTAGAGACACAATTCCAACAAATATTCATAAAAATAGAGGTAAAAAAACAAAGTTGCATAATAAAATTCTAAGATTCATAGATTATGAAATAAATGTGACAAATAAGAATAAGCACAAGGTGTTAATGTCTTTACTTGAACAATATAATTATTAAATAATATAAAGAAAAATCATTGTTTTATCATAATGAACAATAATATAGAGTTAAATCTAAGTAGAAAAGATAAGCCAAATTATGAAATATTTCTATTCACGGTGTTTTATAACAATCAAGTATTTACTGAAATAGTGAACAGAAATCTAAAATTAAAGAACCTTAACAGTATCAATATTTTTGTTAAGAGAGGGTTAGTATCCAATTTTGATAATGATAAGATAAACTTCATAGAGCATGATTTAGAAGATATCACATATGATTTTATTTTCAATTATGTTTTCAAAAATTATAGAAATAAACACTGTATAGTGTTGCGACCAGATATTTTCATAGAAAATCAAGTCAACTTGGAACTTCTACCCTTCTATTTGAAGAACGATGTTTTTCTCTGTATATCATCTGTTTTGATAAATGATGATGGGAGAATGAGCAAGGATGGATCGAGAGTCAAATCTTTTTATAGTATGTCGCAAGATTGTTGGATATTTGTTCCAAAATATGAGATGGTAATAGATGAGAACATTCCGTTTAATGAGGAGCTCAATGAGATTATTCTCAACAAATACTTAAACAAGAAGTACAAATTGGTTAATGATACAAATAATTTCAGAGTCCTATGTAAGATTCATGATGGTGGAGAAGATTTACGAAGATCCAATACTAGAATGGACAGATTCAAGAATGGGTTCGTATCTCTTCCAGAAACAATGTTGATAAATAGGATAAATGTGGAAACATTGATGTCACATTTGAATATGAGTGATCAGGATGTGTACGATTTGAAGTGTAAGTTGTTACATGATATTTTAGAAAAGCATTTCAGAAATTAGTTTTTTTTTCATAAACATCTGTAAAAGTACTGGGGGAAATAATTAAATCTATCTTCTGTTACGTATCATACTATGTTGTGATTTACGAGCTAATTTATCCATTCTACGCCTTTCAAACTGTTTAAATTTCCCTGTGTGCGTATCGATTCTTTTTTGTAGGTCAGGTAAATCATCTCTGTAGAGAGTCAAGGATAATTCAGCTACTCTAATAACTTCTTTACCATAATTATTATTAAGACATCTGTACATATGTTTTATATTGTGTAAATGCATGATTCTGTATGCAGGAGGTGGATCATACACTCTAATATAACCATATTTAGTATTCATATAAAATAATATAAAAATATTAACCAATAAAAACGTACTCAAATGTTATAATTATATAATACTTACATAAAAAATTCTTCTGTTGTATGACCACATCTTTCGACTGGTTTTTTTCTTGGTGAAAGTATATGAATACTCACGTTTTAGTTTACACTTTAATATTTATTCTTTTGTTCTTAATTGTGGTACTCGTTAGTTTCACAATTTTCCGACAAGATCTGTTCAGAAAAGGTTATGCAGGTTATGATAGAGTCGGCGGAGCTTCTTTCACAAAGAAGATAGATATTAAAGTAACAGAGGATGATCTTCGTAAAAGATACAAAGAGTTAGCAGAAGAAGAGAATAGAGACAGATATAATACCAGTTTCTGTAAAGGTGAGAAACTTTGTAAGAAATATTGTAAAGATAGTGTATGTAGGGATTTCAGAGATCAGAAAATTGTTTATGATCATTGTGTGGAGTGTGAGAATGATGGTTTGTGTTGGTCGAGAATGAAGAATGGTTGTGTGGAATGTAATGATAATAATAGAGGTTGCAATAGGAGATTTGGTTGTAATGGAGGAAAATTGATAAATCCTGCAAATAATTTTTGTAAAATCTGTTGGAAACAGTGGTAAAAATATATGATATAGTATATGCGTCTAGTCATAATCTTATTAGTTATTGTTCTATTGTTGTTGTATGGTGTAAATGTTAGTGAACATTTTAATAATCCAGTTGTGACAATAAGACAGTTGCCGAAGAAGTATAAGATAAGGAGAGACAACTGTTTTGAACTTTGTGATGAGAAATCATGTTTAAAAATGTTGGATATGCAGAAGAAATTGGATAAGTGTAGAGAGTGTAAAAGGACTGGAAAATGTTACAATAAGAATATTATAACTCCTACATGTGATATATGTTTTGGTGAACATGATGAAACAAAATGTCTCTCAACAATGGATGGAGGATTTGGTTGTACAAATCCAGATAATCTTGTAGATTTTAAAGGGGTTGACCCTTATTACATACTTGTTGATGCGAATGATGTTAATTATGCATATACTAAAAAGTGCAAGTTTTGCTGGAATCTCTAGTTTAGGAAAAGGATATAAAAATATATTGTGTTAACATACATTAGTATGATTTATATCCATGTAACTCATAATGATAATAGAAAATTACTTAGAATAATTAATGACCTATCTTTGGGCGATACAATCGAGTATATCTTGCAAATGTTGAATATCTATATATACTCCTTGGAAAAAATAGTGATTAATGGTACAATCGATGTATCCGATCAGGATATGAACCGACCTACAACATCTATTGTACAACATCCAATTAGGATAGTTTTGTATGATAGGCTGAAAGATGGTAGTGGAAATATTCTGAATAGGGAGAGTATGTTGATTGATAATTATATGAGGTATGTGCAGATGAGGAATGACAATTTGATTGCGTCTAATTATCAGAATCATTTGAATAGATTCGATAGATATTTCAATAGGAACTATGCATCTGGTACAAGACCTTTAATGAACAGTGTAAATAATCTCAATAGTCTATATTCAAACCTAAATTCGACTTCTAATCCATCACAAAGTACTGCGGATAATTTGCAATCTGAAACATCAAATTACAACAATCTCTACAATACTGTAATGAACTCCTTGAACAGACGTGCGACAACACAAACACACCCGATAGAGACTGTGGAGATGGAGTTTCATGTAACCCCGATGACAAGTGGTGTACAGAGAGATGCATCAAGAAATGATATATCTGGTAACTACTATTCGAGTGTATTAGGAAATTTTTCAAATATAATAAACAGAAATTATGGTAATTTCAGAAATAGTGGAGGAGGAACGGTTCATTATCAAACTATCCCATTAACATCATATTCCAATATTTTTACCAATTTATTAAACAGTTTGGGTTTAACAACTACTGGGTTGGCAGAGGACGTGAAAATGGTGCTGACGGATCAAGAGATATCTCAATTGAAGAGAATAAAGTTCAAAGATATATCTGGTTGTGAGCAAGATAAATGCACTGTTTGTCTAGATGAGTTTGAAGATGATGATGATATGATTGAGTTAAAATGTGGTCACCACTTTCATGAGGACTGTATTGTACATTGGTTCAAAACATGCAGTAATAAATGCCCAATCTGTAGAGAAGAGATATCAAGAGGAGTACCAGACTTTTCCAACACAGAGCAAAATAATGTCCCAAACGATATCCATGCTGACCTAGGAGGTGCGACAGACAATCCATAAATTATCTTATTTGAAACTGTTTTGAAAAAAAAATGATTTTTTTTTAAATAAATTTAAAAATACATATATATAGTAATCATATTATGAACAAATGTAAATTTGTGATGAAGAATAAAAAACCTTGCAGAAACAACTGTTTTGGTAGTTTAGAGTACTGTCATTTAAGAACACATAATGAGGATAAATCGGCGTTTGATACAGAGATGAATCGCAAACTTGATGAGTTTAACGAGGCAACGTTACCAAAAGATAGTTTTAATATAGTCTCAATAAACAGAGATGGGGCGTGTATGTTCAAATGTATTGCGAAATATCTTATTGCTAATTTGGACAAAATAGAGGATACACACAAAGACCACTATGTTGCGATAAAAGCCATAATGGATGAGTATTCTAACAAGAATGACGTAGACGAGGAGGTGTCTGAGTATGTGCAATCTATTTTGAAGAATTGGATTGTGAAGAACTCCAAAATGAAGATACCCAAATTCGATATGAGTTTGGGAGAATTGATAATAATTGTTCACGGTGACGAGGGTATATTGACATTGGAAGATTATGATGAGTATTTCAGTATCTATGCAGGTGATTTCGATTTTATTATTGAAACAGAAACAGTGAACGGTAAAGAGATCAAGAAGAAGATAGAGATTCCTGAAAGATGGGGAACAGTACTTGAATTGTATGCTGTACACAAGATATTTGATTTGAATATCAATATCTTTCTATTGAAAAAGTTTGATAAAAGAACTGGAAAGATTGCGGTATGTACGAGTAGAAGCAAAGAGTATAGGTTCTATCTATCAGAGACATTCGATAGTGATAATAGTGACGCAAATACAATGAATCTGTACTTCAATACAATGTATGGTACTTCACATTATCAATTGTTATTAAATTAAAGTATTTAAGACAGTATTTGACATCATTATTTAATGTCGAATATTAAACTTGTTATAAAAAAGAAACCAAAAGCATCCAAATTGCAACCTAAAAAGAAGAGGAAGACTGTTGACATAAGTGTTGAAGAGATAACTGAGAAGATGGATGATCTTGATTTGGAAGATAACACTGTTTTTGTATTTGTTCATCTTCATAGTTTAATAGAGGATAAACATCGTGAACGTTATGAGGAGGGATTCTATCTAGTATCTATTCTTTTCGATATAGATTATGAATTAAAAACCGCACACAAGAAGAAGCGATACGATAAGTGGACATATGGTTCAACTTCAGTCGATTTAACCATAGATGCTTTAACAATGGATAATAATAATTCGATAAAGTATTACAACTTTTGTAAAATGAAAGATAATATATTGTACACTTCTACAAAGAAGTATTCGAAATATGTTGTTAAATTTGTATACGTTAAGCATATGTATCAGAGTGAGGCAATCAAATTGAGTAAAAAGTGGCGTACATATTTTAATCGTACAAAAATTAGTGAACAATACTATATCGATGGCGTTCTGAAACATTCTCAAAATTCCCATATAGATAATAAAATTAATATTCTGTCGGGGGATAAAGTGTTCACGACAATTAAAACGAAGGTTATTTTCAAAGAGATTCAGAAGAATAAGATGAAGCTTTTGTAAACTGAAAAATAATTGATTTTATATTAAAGAGTGTCAATTCAACCATATTATATTAAATGGATAATATGGTTACGCTCAAAATTATCAGGAAACCCAAAGATGATATTCAACAGATAACAGAAGGAATAGAGAATCTCG